GTTTTTGACATTTGTGCCACGCATTGGACAGCCCTGTTTCTATCTCAAGGAGCAGTTGGTGCATGTGCGCAAGACTGTGCTTTCTTTTGTCATGTGGACTTTGTCTGATGCCGAGCTTGCTCTGTTGGACAAGTACATTTATGAGAAGGCACCGGCGTATATTGCCAGGGGTTGGCCCATGAAGGACATTGTTAAGGGAGGACTTGACTATGTTAAGTTTTATGCCAAGGCAGTTGAGGACCCTGTGCTGTTGTGCACTCGTGATTACCTTTTGCACAAGTCTGACACGACGATTGGACAGGGTGTCGGTCTATGGTTTGCTCAGATGTACTTCACACACACATGGTTCTACAATAGTTGCAATTACCTCTCCAAATTTTCATTAGTGAAGAGGGGAATGAGCTGGTTTGTCAAGGAGAAGCGACACAACGTTGAGGCTAGTCTTCGTGCTCGTGCACGTGATTATGACAATAGCTTGCTTGGTAGCCACCCTTTTGTTGTGACTGTGATCGCTGCTTGTGGTTCTATGGTCTTGTTGACATTGTTGTACAAGATCATGTCTCGTTTCATGAGTAGGAACGAGCCTGAAGCGCAACTCGACATGAATGCGATTGGCAAGAAACCAGTCGTTCGAGAACAAGAGAGGAAGAATGTTTGGGTTGTGAAGGAACGTAGTATCACGAAATTCGATGTCGACCCCAAGCGCCCACAAGATATGGGCCAAGCATACAATGTTTTGAGGAAGAACACTTGCTTTGCCACTATGCGTGGTGAGAGCGAGGGCCGAGGTGTGGAGGCCAATACTCGCATTCTCATCATAGACAGTGAGACGTTTGTCATTAACAACCATGCGATCCTGGATGATTGCACCGTTGAAGTCTGGGTTGGTCCAAAAACGGAAGATGGTGTACAACCTAGCGTTCTCCTCACCATCACAGAGGAGATGCTCCGTCGTTTACCTGATAGGGATTTGTGCATTGTGACAACACTCGGCCTGCCGTGTTTGTTCAAGAAGATACATCACCTGTTGCCTAAACAGAGGTTTCAGAGTGTTGGCACGGCATGCTACATGATAAAGAATCGTGATGGCACATTGAATGAGCTCCCTTGTCATGGTGCTAAGCTTGAGCAGATTTCAAAGCTCGCTGGCGCACATGGTGTTGATATGAAGGCGTGGTCTGTAACACCGGACCGACCCACAGCTGTTGGTGATTGTGGTAGTCCTTTGGTGGTGCAGACGCCAATTGGTACTGTCATTGCTGGTATTCATATTGGGTACTCAGCATATGCAAACCGTGCTTGGTGTTCGCCATTGTACGCTGAGGACTTCATGGAGCGTGTAGCACCCAGTATTGGTGTGCTCCGCACTGCTGATCCTTTGGCACAAGCTGAACTCCGTCCCGACAGCAAGTTGTACACAGACTATCATCAGGACGGGCACATGATTGTGCACGGACAGTTGCAAGGTGCGAATACTCGTGCCAAGTTTACTGGGGGTAAGACGCCACATGCCAACTATGTCCTCACAAGGGCTTTGGAGTTTTCCCCGCCTATCACTGACCGTATGGCTAGGCCTAATCCTGGGGCTTGGCAAGGTAGTCAGATGATTCTTGGTAAGTACTTGCACCCCACACACAGTATGGACGAAAGTGTCCTACGTGCTTGTGTGGCTGCGTTTTGCGAGCACATTGAGGAGAACTTGACTGATGAGGATTGGTCCGATGTGCACCCAGTGCCATTGTCTGTTGCTGTGAACGGGTTTCCTGGCGTGCCGAATGTTGATGCGCAAAAGTTCACCACCTCAGGTGGACATGGACATCGTGGGCCAAAATTACAATTCCTTTCTGATCCAGAAGAATATGAAGAGTGGGACCACCACCGGGAGTACAACGAGGAGCTTACGCGCGAAATACACGATATGCGAGAGGCTGCTTATGAGGGCATCAGACCACATGCTGTTTACACGGCAGTGGCAAAGGATGAGATGCTCTCCAAGAAGAAGGTTGACGCAGGACGTTTTCGCGCGATCTATTCATGTCCAGTTGCTTTTCTCACTAATATGAGGATGAGCACAATGGGCATGTGCCGCGTGATGATCCGCCGCCGTGACATTTTCGGTATTGCCGTTGGTCTGAACACGCACTCAGAGGAGTGGGATGCGTTGTACATTTTGGCACAGCGTATTACTGGTGACCAGTGGATTGCTGGTGACTTCGAGTCATTTGAGGCAGTGCTTGGGATTTTGCTCAGTAATGGTGCTGGCAAGATTTTCATGTACATGGCCCGGCGTAGTGGCAACTTTTCGCCAAAGGAGTTGTTGGCTTTTGAGACGTTTCTCGCTGACACCGTGAACCCAACCATCGATTTCTTTGGCACGCTTATCACTTTGTTGGGTGGTGAGGCTTCTGGGCAACAACTCACAACGTTCTTCAATTGCATGTGTAACCAATTGTTGCATATGTATGCCTTTGTGAAGACACACCCTGACAGTCGGGGGCATGTTGGGTATTATGGTTACCTGGCTATTGCGCGTATCTTTTTTGTGAAGGTGTTTCGTAATACGCTAGGTGATGATGTGTACTTAAAAGTTGCTCCTGATGCGACGTTCTACAATCACACGTCCATTCAGGCGGTTTTCGCTGGC